GGCGAAATCGCCGTGCTTCCCGTCGAGGGGGTCACGCTTGACCGCATCGGGCCGATCCCGGCGGTCGTGGACGAGGAGGGCGTGATCCTCCGCCCCGGCGACAACCGCTACCACGCGAACCTCCGCGTGGCCGAGCCGCTGTCCCAGGCGCAGCTCGCCGAGCTTCCCCTGGTCGACCCGCTGCCGACCGTGCCGTACCGGAGGTTTTTCGATTGAAGCGCCTCGCCGCCGTCCTCCTGCTCACCGGCTGCGCTTCGGCGACCGCGACCATCGCCCGCGAGGCGAACGATGTCCGCGCGTCTGCCGTTCGCGCTCGAGGCCACCTCGAGGCGGCGCAGCTCGAGCTGGCGGAGATCGAGCACAGCGCGGCAGCCGTTCACCAGAGCGTCGCCTATGTCTCCGATGAACAGAGCCCGGTGTGGGTGACCATGCAGTTCATCTCGGCGGCCGTCGGCCTCGCGGCGGTCGCTGCCATTGTCTACCGACTCAAAAAGTGAGCCGCACATGAACCAAGACCAGACCCTGATCCTCTGGATCATCGTGACCGTCACCGCCGCCTTCGCCGCCGGCTGCTCGCTCGGCGCGACGTTCCGCACCAAGCATCCCCGAAAGGTCGCCCATGCTCGCCGAAAGTAACTTCGCCTCGACGCTCATCCTCATCGCCGCCATCCTCGCCGCCGGTGCGTGGGTCGGCTTCTGGTGGTGCCGGAAGAACGCGAAGTGAGCCGACGCCGCTGCTGCTGCGCGGGCGAGGAGCCCGGCGGCCCGTACCCGTGCCAGCCGTGCCCGCAGCCGCTGTTCCCGCCCAACCCGACCAGGTGGCGGGTGTCTGTCACTGCTGACGGCATCATCTGCGACTCGGCCGGCAACGGGGCAGTGGCCGGCGGGACGGTAATCAACTGCAAACGCGGCGGCTGCGGTCGGCAGACTTACCGACGGAAGGCGCTCGGCTTGGACGGGTCCGCGCTGGGCGTCTGCGACGAGGCTGATCTGTGCGACGCCCTGATTGACGATCCCGCTACGACTGACAGCGGGACGGCGACGATTGAGTGGACATTCTGCGGCGCCGTCATCGCGAACGATTGTCCTGGCAACTCTGGCTGCCCGGATGTCACGAACATCCAAAGCCCGGCCGTGGCGATCAATTTCGTCACTGCCGGCGTCGAATGGGACGCCGCAAACTGCACCTGGAACACGGCGACCGGATCGACAACCGACTGCAGGACGGTCATCGAGGTCGAATACACCTACACGGACTCTTTCGACTACCCCTATTACACGGACAACGGCTTCTGCGATTCGTACTCGGTGACGTTCACCGTCACGCGCACGTGGATCTGCTACTACGCGCGCCGAGTGGCGCCGGGCCAGTACTACGCCGAGGGCCAGTACGCGCTGGTCCGATGCACGTATCCGGGCGGCGTCAATACCGTTGGAGCATCGGCGACCTGCACGCTCGCCGGCGGGACCGTCTGCAGCGCGGACGGCCTGACCCCGGTGGCACCGCCAACGACATGGACACCACCCCAGTACATCACCCTGCAGCGGCTCGGCTGATCATGGTCCCTTTCCAGTGGCAGGGCGCCAAGCGGTCGCGCTGCTTCCACGTGGTGGACGGCGAGCTCGCACCGGCTGACTGCCCGCAGCCCGGCCTGGGCGACGCGGTCGCGGCCGGAACCAAGGCGGCGGGCGTCAGGAAGCCGTGCGGCGGGTGCTTGCGCCGGCAGGAGGCGCTGAACCGGGCGACGCCTGGCTGGTTGCGGCCTTGGCTCGGTTGGCTTGCAGCTGCGCCTCTTCCTTGGCGGCACGGTCGAGGTCCTTCGCGGCCTGCCGTTCGCGCCACCGCCACGCCGAAATGATCCCCATCTTCACGGCATCCCGGATCAGGAAGTAGCCGAGAATCAGCAGGATGACGAACAGCCAGAGGCTCACGCCGCCGATTGACACCTGAATCACCGCCGGATCTGTTGCTCCCAGAATCATGCCAAGTATGCTAGCGGTATGCCGAGGGTCCCCAAGTGGGCAAGAAAGTACCGGGAGGAGGTCCGCGAGTTCGCGGCGCTGCAGTCTGCAAGCGACGGCGTCTGGCGGGTCGGGACGTTCCTTGGGCCTGGCTGGTTCAACGGCTGCGCCATGCGCGTCCGAATCGGCACAAGCTTCGCCCGGGCACAGGCTTACTGCGACGTCGCGAACGAGAACAGGGAGTCATCCCGGCTCGCGCTGGCGGCCGCCCGAGAAGCGCGTTTAACGAAACGCCGGAAAGGGGTAGACCCAACATAGGAAAATGTGCTTGCAAGCACACATAATGTCGATATCGTGTACGCGCCGCCGAGGATGGCCCGTCGACCAGAAGGTCTGGTAATGGCTGAAGCGTTAATCACGGTGGCGTACACGGAGAGTACGCGATGGCTCATGGAAACGAGGAAGCCCGCAAGCCCAAGCGGGTGATGTTGGGGGTGGACGAGACCACGGACGGGCTGCTGACCGCCCTGGCGAAGTTTGACGGATCGACGAAGGTGCACGTGGTGCGGCAGCTCGTCCGCGCCGCGGCCCGGAACCACTACGGCACCGTCGAGGCGGCCCTCATGGAGGTGCGCCGTGCTTGAAATCGTCCTGGTGCTGATCGGAATCGCGGCCGGCGTCGTCGCGATGCTTCTGATGGACCCCGGCCACGAGGCCTGCCAGCCGGTGAAGCCGGTGGAGCGGATCGGGGGTGACGAATGACGCGCACAAGCAACGCCGGGTGTCCCGGCACCGCCGCGGACGCTCGCCGGAAGGCGGACGCGGCGGTCTCTTCGATCCCGTTTCAGGGAAATGACCTCGGCTACTGGCGCGCCCTGGCGGCGGGGCTGCAGCGCGAGGTCGACGCGATGGACCGCAAGCACGCGCTGGCGTGCGAGGTGCTCGCCATGATGTGCCTGCGGATCAACAAGGTGGTCGAGGACGCGGCAGCGGGGCGGCTCAATGAGGCCGACGCGCTCACGCGCCTGAACAACCTCGCGAGCGTCATCACCGACAGCATCCGTCGCTACCACGAAGAGCGGCGCTGACCGCACAGGAGGAGGCATGAACATGGCAAAGCGCGAGGATCAACTCCTCGCCTACGACGCTGCTCGTGCGTGGTGCGGCGAGGCGAAGCGGGCGGAATACCAGTGGGACGTCGACGCGCACGCGTGGTTCACGCGCTCGGCGGCCGGAGTGTGGGAGCGGGACGCCCTCGGGCTCGTCCGGTCGCACATCATCAACGCCGCCCAGAAGGCCAACCCGAAGGACACCGGATCGTGGGCTCGGTACTTCGAGATGGTCGCCCAGGTCGAGGACGGGCTCACCTGCAGGTCATCCGACTGGGATGACCACATGTGGGCGTTCGGGGCGCCGGACGGGTGCTACGAGCTGATCGAGGGCTGCTCGGTGCCGCGCATCCTCGACATGAAGATCACCAAGCGCGTCGGCGCTCGGCCAGGCGGCGAAAGCGGCGTCTGGGAGCGTTTCCTGCTCGAGGCATGCGAGGGCGACCTCGAGGTGGTGGAGTTCCTGCAGCGGTGGGCGGGCTACGCGCTCAGCGGCAGCACGCAGGAGCACACCATCCTGTTCGTCCACGGGCCGGGCGGTAACGGCAAGAGCGTGTTCGTGGACGCCCTGCGGCACGCCTGGGGGGACTACGCCCGCACGCTGCCCATGGACGCCCTCATGGAGAGCAAGAACGACCGCCACCCGGCCGAGATCGCCATGTTGCGTGGAGCGCGCCTGGCGGTCGCCAACGAGACCCAAGAGGGCAGGCGGTGGGATGACGCCAAGATCAAGCAGCTGACCGGCGGCGACCGCATCGTTGCCCGTCACATGCGTCAGGACTGGTTCGAGTTCACGCCGAGCTTCAAGCTGCTCGTGGTCGGCAACCACGCGCCCCAGATCGCGACCGTGGATGACGCCATGCGCCGCCGCCTGTGCATGGTGCCGTTCAACAACAAGCCGGCGAACCCGGACAAGACGCTGCCGGCGCAGCTGCGAGACCAGGCGGGCGGCATCCTGCGGTGGGCGATGGAGGGCTTCGAGAAGTGGGCCAAGGCGGGCGGCCTGAACCCGCCGGAGAAGATCCTGCAGGCGACCAAGGCGTATCTGGACGAGCAGGACACGGTGGGCGCGTGGCTGCAGGACTGCTGCATGACCGCCGAGACCGGCTGGTGCAGCTCGGCGTCGCTGTTCGCGTCATGGCAGAAGTGGTGCGCGGAGGCGGGCATCCACCCAAAGAGCATGAAGCGGCTTTCGGGCGACCTCGCGAGGCGCGGCATACGCCCTGAACGCAGGAAGCAAGCCCGAGGGTTCGCCGGGGTGACGCTTTGCGGCCTCGGTGACGCTTCGGTGACGGATTACGGATGGGTCGACGTATGAGTTTGGCAACTGGAAATCATCGAAAGGTGACACATGTGACGCATGTGACGCTTTTTCTGACATACGCACACACGCGCGCGCACGCGCACACGAGGTCATATGCAAACACGCGTCACCAAGCGTCACCCGTCACCCGGAGGATCGGGAGGTGAAGGATGAGGATCTGGAAATCGCCGTACAGGGCGCTGGCCTGCGAGGTCCGTGGGAAGCGGCTCCACTATGGCGGAACCTGGAGCCGGCTGAGCCGAACCGTGCGGGAGAACAACCCGATGTGCCAGCGGTGTCAGAAGGAGCCGAGCGTCGAGGTGCACCACATCGTGCCGGTCGCACTCGACCCAAGGCTGAAGCTCGACCCGCGAAACCTGATGGCCGTGTGCCGAAGGTGTCACGAGCAGCTCGAGCACGGCAAGTAGACCCCCCCGGCATGGGTGGGGGGGTACCCCCTGAGGACCGGGCACCGCGTTGTGGGACCGTCGAATCCGAACCATCCACACAGGCACCCAGTACCGATCCAGTATGCGACCGCTCCCTAGATGCTTCATCGGTGGCGGCGGCGCATACACCCGCTGAAGCATCTGCTTCACTGGCGCGGGCGGATGAGTACGCCCGTGGATGCGTCGACGGTACGGTGCCGGCGCCGCGTCGCATCCGGGCGGCGGCGTCGAGGTACCTCGCCGAGCGGTCGGACCCGCCGGCGCACGGGGTGGCGTGGAACCCGGCCGAGCTGGACGCATGCGTCCAGCGCATGACCGTCATGGGGCTGAAGCTGATGCCGTGGCAGCTCTTCGCCCTGGCTGTCCTCCTCGCTCGCCGGCGGTCCGATGACGGGACCCCGGCGACGCGATATCTCCTGATTGCACTGGCCCGAGGCGGCGGCAAGACCGGGCTGGTGACGCATCTTTTCGAGTGGCTGCTGTCGACCGGTGATGACCTCGAGTGCGCGTGCGTCGCCACGCAGCAAGAGAAGGCGAACATCATCCACGGGCGCATCCACAAGCTCCACCGCGGCGAGGAGCGGTGGCGGTTCGTGGGCGGCGGCGGGGCGACCTCGGTCGGGCTCGTGGAGCACCGCAAGGCGACCCTGCGGGCCATGCCGTGCACGGACAACGCCATGGACGGCATCACGCCTCGGCTGGTGGTGGCCGACGAGGCGGCGCGCATGGACGCGGCGATCCTGCGGGCCATGTCGAGCGTCACCAAGACCCCGTCCGGGCAGATGCTGTTCATCACAACACCGGACCGCGAGCAGAAGAGCAGGGAGCTCTGGCCGTACTGGCAGGCCTGCGAGGTCGCTCTCGACGGCGGGGAGCCGCTCCCGGAGGGCTGGTGGGCGCTGCTCTGGGGGATGGACGCGGATGACGAGCCGGACTCGGACGTCGCGGTGCAGCACGCGAACCCCTCGGCGGGCGTGCTCGTGTCGATCCGTGACATCCGGACCAAGATCCGGACCGCTCTGGCGACCGCCGACCCGAAGGCGCGCGAGGAGACCTGGCTGCAGGAGCTCGCGACATTTACCGATGACCTCGCCGGCGCGCTGCCGCTCGAGCTGCTCGACCGGGTCTCGGTGGACGAGGATTGGGAGATGCTCGCCGGTGCGCCTGGCGTGGTGGCGGTCGACTTCAGCCAGGGCGGATTCGCCCAGGGCAGCCAGTGCGACCTGACGAGCATGTGCGTGGCCGTCTGGGACGGTGCGAAGATCCACACGCAGGGCTACCACTGGTGGGCGGGGACGGACATCCTGCACGACGAGCGCCGGACGCGGCAGCCGCTCAGCCGGTGGGTGGCTGACGGGCACCTGACCAACTGCGGCGGCCCGACGATTGACTTCGACGCCGTCGAGGCGCGGCTGGTCGACATCTGCCGGCGGTTCGAGATCCGCGCGTTCATCGCGGACCCGGTCGGCAAGGCGTCCGCGTGGGCTGCCCAGATGGAGCGGAAACACGGTTGGAAGTGGCACAAGGCCCCCCAGACCATCGTCTGGATGGGCGGCGGCTGGGCGATCTGGAGCGATTGGATTCGCTCGGAGCGCGTCCGGTGCAGGCCCGACCCGGTGCTGCGGGCGTGCCTGGCGTCCGCCCGGCTCTACGTGGGCCTGACGGGGCTTGCGATGCCCGTCAAGCAGCGCAGCACGAGCAACATCGACGCAGTCACCGCGCAGGTCATGGCCGCCCGTGTCCTGCACGACCTCGAGATCATGGGCGGCAGCATGTACGAATCACAGCCCGGGTTTTGACCGATGCACCTCAACCTGGTGTAGACTCCACTCAGGAAATCGCCCGATGACCCCCATCGGCGCATACGGCGGACGCGAAGCGCGCGTCGGGATTGAAGGGCAGGGGCCCGGGCAGCCACCAAACAGGTGGCTGTTTCTTTAGTACGCGCTCGGCATTCTCTCGGTCTGCACAATCTCACGCCGCGCGCATTCCGTGAATGCTGCGAGTCTGCCGCGCCCCTTGAATCGCGCGGCGACTGCCCGAACATGGCGGGATGGCGTCGTGGCTCGGCCGCTTCTTCCGTTCGTTCACCACCAACGCGGTGGTGGTGTTCGATACGTCGAGCCTGCAGAACCTGAGCGTCGACCTGCTCGGCGTGCCGTCCATCGTGCGGGCGATCAACCTGATCGCCACCGACTCGGCCCGGCTCGACATGACGGTCACGCGCCGGGACGGCTCCGTGGTCGAGGACTCGCCGGCCGTCGAGCTGCTGAAGGGTGACAGCGCGTCGTTCCTCAGCGGCTTCGAGCTGCGCCGGTGGATCGCCACCAGCGCGCTCACGCACGGAAACGGCTTCCTGTTCATCCGCCGCGACCTCACTACTGGCGCGCCGGTCGCCCTGGACCCCATCGACTCGAGCGCGGTCACCGTCGAGCTCAACGGGACGCAGGCGCGCTACAAGATCAACGACCGGGCGGTGGATGACGCAAACCTCATCCACATTCGCGCCCTCACCGATCCCCTCTCGCCGTGGCTCGGGGTGTCTCCCGTTATCCAGTGCCGCCGCGTCCTGTCGACCCAAGCCATCCTCGACCAGGTTGCGGAGGAACTCGCGAAAACCGGCTTTGTCGGAAAGCTCGCCGTGGAACACCCCGGGCCACTGACGGCGAACGCCCGCGACCAGATGCGGACGAAGTGGGCGGAACAGCACTACGGCGGCGAGAAGGTCGCCACGCCCGCGTTCTTCGGCGAGGGCATGAAGGCGGCGCAGCTCGCTGCCGACGCCGCCAGCCGGCTGTTCGACGCCAAGCGCATGGGCGTCGAGGACGTCGCCCGCGCCTTCGGCATCCCGCCGCAGCTGCTGTGGCAGGGCGAGGGACGCAGCCAGCCCGAGGTCGCGCAGGCCTACGTCACGCACTGCCTGGCGCCGTTCGTCGCCGGCATCGACACCGAGATCACCCGCAAGCTTCTCGCGCCCGGCGAGACCCTCCGCACGGACCTGACGCCCATCACCATCGGCGACTTCCGCACCGCCGGCCGCGCCTACGCGCAGCTCGTGCAGGTCGGCGTGCTTGCGCCCAACGACGCCCGCCGGCGCATGGGCCTTCCGCCCGTCGAGGGCCTCGACACGCCCGCGCCGGTCATCTCGGGCATCACCGACCCGGCCGGAGACCAGCAGGCGGATCAGGAGGACCCGAATGCTTGAAGTCCGCTCCGCACCCATCGGCACGGTCGAGGGTCGCACCCTGACCGGCTACGCGGCGCTCTACAACAGCTGGAGCAAGCCGCTCATGGGCTCGCGCGGCGAGTTCCGCGAGCAGATCGCGCCCGGCGCATTCAACGCGGCGATCCAGAAGGGCGCGTCCCTCTGGTTCATGCACGACAGCAAGCAGATCATCGCGAACACCAAGAGCGGGACGCTCGTGCTCGAGAGCGACGAGCGCGGCCTGAAGTACACGGCGACGCTCGGGGAGAGCCAGCGCGACCAGGACATCCTTGACCTGGTCAAGCGCGGCGTCGTTTCGGAAATGTCGTTCGGCTTCCGGGTTCCGGAAGGCGGCGACCAATGGTCCGGCAGGGACCGCACGCTGAAGAGCGTCGACCTGCGGGAAATCTCACTTGTTGAGGTCGGGGCCTACGCGGGCACCTCGGCCGAGGCTCGGTCGCAGCCCGCACCCACCATCATCACAAAGGGAAACACCGTGAACATCAGGACGATGAACCTGAAGCTCGCCGAGCTTCGGGACGCAGAGAAGGCCGTCGAGGCCGGTACGGACGCGCACGCTGAGCTGCGGGCTCAGATCGAGGAGATGGTCGAGGAGCGCGCCGCGCTGCTCGCCAAGGACGCCGGCGTGCAGGTCGCCGCCACCCCCGCCAAGCGCGTGGCCGAGCGCCGCGAGCAGCAGGAGGAGTGGCGCGACAGCCGCGAGTACCGCGACCAGTTCGTCGCGTGGTGCCGTGGCGGCCGGGCCCCCGAGACCCGCGAGCTGCTGACCTCGAGCGCCTCGGGCGTGCTGGTCCCCAAGCTCTACGAGCAGGAGATCATGAAGTACCTGGCCGCGAGCACCGTGGTCCGGAACCTCGCCGACCTCCGCACCGGTGCGCGCGGCAACGTCACGCTCCGCTACAACAACCAGGAGACCCGCGCCGCGGTCACCCAGTTCTGGACCACCGAGGCGAGCTCGGTCGCGCAGGCGTACGACGGCGACTACGCCGAGGTCAACCTCCCGCCCGTCGGCGGTCTGCCGAAGAGCGAGGTGAGCCACTGGCTCATCAAGCAGGCCGACTTCGACGTCGAGGCCGAGGTGGTCGACCACCTGCAGCGGCAGATGGCGCGCGGCCTCGAGTACGGCTACACCCTCGGCTCCGGCAGCAACCAGCCGAAGGGCCTGTTCGTGAACGACACCGCCACCAACCAGGTGACGGCGTCGGCCGCGGCCAGCGCGACCGCGTGGGACGCCGCCTTCACGGTCGACAAGCTGACCGAGATCCGCTACCGCTCGCTCCCGAGCGAGTACTGGGGATCGTCGGTGTGGGTCATGTCGCAGGACGCCTACGCCGCCATCGCGAGCCTGAAGGCCGCGTCCGGCAGCAACGTGCCGATCTTCCAGCCGTCGGCTGACGCCGGTCTGACTGGCGCCGCCGGGCAGACCCTCATGGGCCGCCCCGTCTACGTCGCGCCCTGGGCGCCGGCGAAGATCACGGCCGCGAGCAACAACACCCCGCTCGTGTTCGGCAACGTCCGCGAGGCGTTCTCCTGCGTCGAGTGGGGCAACATGGGCCTCATCCGCGACGAGATCACCCTCGCCGGCACCGGCCGCGTCAAGTTCCAGGGCATGGTGTTCGCGAACTCGAAGATCACCCGCGCCAAGGCGGTGACGCAGTTCAAGATCACGCTGACCTGATCAATCCTCCTCCATGCAGCTCGGGAGGGTGGGGCTTCGGCTCCACCCTCCCGGTTGAGGTGCCATGAGCGCGATCCCGACCAACCTCATCGACCTCCGCGCCTGGCTGAAGAAGCCTCACAACGAGGACGATCCGGCCATCGCCGCCGGGCTCCGCGCCGCTCTCTCGGCGTGGGAATCGGCGACCGGTCGCGCACCGGAGGACATGACGGAGGAGGAGTGGATGGCCGTCCGCCTGCAGGTCGGCCACCTCGAGGCGTTCCGAGGCGACGATGCGGTCACCCCGGAGCCGCATCCGTTCATTCAGACCATTCGTCGGATGCACTCCGACAACAGCATCGGATAGGTGACCCATGGCCGGCTGCGGCTTCTGGCGCGACATCTTCACGGTGCAGGCGCCGACCGCCGCCGCCGACGCCGTCGGGCAGGCGACGATCACGTGGTCGACCGTCGGCTACGTCCGCGGCATGATCAAGCCGTCGCAGCGCGAGGTCATCGACGATATGGGCGTCGCCGTCCGTACCGACCTCGAGATCGAGACCGCTTACCACCCGTCGCTCACGGCCCGATGCCGGCTGCTGCTCAGCGGGCGCGAGTTCAACGTGTCGAGCGTGGTCGACCCCGACGCCGGACGCAGGAAGCGGCTGCGCGTGCTCGCCACGGAGGTCATCCCGTGAACCTCTTTCAGCGCCGAAATCAGGTCCGTCTGACGGTCGATGACCGGGCCGTGCGCGAGGCGCTGGCGAAGCTCCCGGAACGGCTGAACGAGCGCGCCCGCAAGAACGGCATTCGCCGGGCCATGTCGCCCCACGCACGGGCGCTGAAGGCCGTGGCCACCTCCGCACCCGGTCGCGGCCGCAAGCTGCACCGGCGAGCGATTGCTGCAGCGACCAAGTTCGACGTGCGCCGCGGCGGGGCTGGTCCCACGGCTCCCCTGGTGGTCCGGCTCGGCGTCCAGTACGGGCGCAAGGGCGGGGCACGCGCCAAGGGACGTCAGCGGGTGTTCCACCTGCTCGAGGGCGGATTCCGGCACTACGGCAGCTCCGGGCGGTACACGAACAAGGGCAAGGCAGGGCGAATCGGCCGGGACAAGCCGGTCATCGCCGCCACCGTCGGATTCAAGCCGGGCAACCGCCGATTCTTGAACTACGCCCAGAGCAACCTCGGCCGCGTGATGGCAGACATCACCCGCGAGGTGCTCGCCGAGGCGCGCCGCCTGCTCGAGAACGGAGGCCGCCGTGGGACTCGTTGAAATCACCTCCGAGATCAAGGAGCTGCTGGACGCGGTCGGCGTCCCTGTCTCTCTTGGTCTCAGGACCGCCGGCGACCAGACGCCGAGCATCGTGTTCGACGTCACCAACGCCGACGCCGCCATGGTCGTTCAGGGCGTCGTGAAACAGGTCTGGAACGTCACTGCCCAGGTCGACTGCATTGCGGACAAGGCACTCGACGCTGCGTCCGTGGCCGACAGCGTCATCGCCGAGTTCACGGGCCCGATGAATACCGGCGACTACACGCTCGTCCTGGTCGGGGCGGCCGCGGCCTCTCGCACGGAAACGCCGGATGACGGTCAGCAGGACGCTGAGCGCATCCTTTCACTCACGCTCACCATCATCGCAAGGGAGAACTAATGGCACTCATCGCAGGCTACGGCGGATCACTCTCGTTCAGCGGCCAGACGGCCGTCACCTGCAAGTCCGTCACGGTCAACCTCGAGCGCGCGTCCCTCGACGTGACCCAGATTGGCGACTTTGTCGAGAAGCGCGCCCCGGGCCGTATCCGGCGCTCTGGGACGATGACGCTGTACCGCAACGACGGAGCGGTTGACAACGCAATCCGGTCGCACATGAATCCGGCCAACCTCGCGGCGGCGACCGGGGCGACGCTGACGTTCAGCTACACCGACCAGGGATCGCAGGCCTACGGGTCATACAACATCCAGATCACCAGCGCGTCCATTTCCGATGACGGCACCGGTGCGGCGGTCTGGGAGCTGACCTGGGAGCAGCAGTGAGCCTCGACCCGGCCAAGATCGGCAAGGCCGTCCCCCGGACGGTCGAGATCGACGGCATCGGGCCGGTGGTTGTCCGCCGGCCGCGCCTGGCGGA